GACAATTAATGTTACATTTTTACGAAGGACAAGTTAGAAAATTTTTAACACAATTCATTAGGATTTTAAGTAATTTTAGTGTTGAAGTTGGTAAAGATGCAAAGACAAATGCAGTGGCCTTAAGACCAGTACCTGTGGTATACGGAGATCCAACAAGACAGGTTGCTAACATAATAAGAAACAATAGTGAAAACGCTTTAAATTATGCTCCTAAAATTGCGTGCTTTATTAGAGAACTTAATTACGATAGAGATAGAATGCAAAATCCTTATCATATTGAAAAGCAACATTTACGTGAAAGAGATGTTTTAGCAGATGGATCATATAGTAATAAACTAGGGGCTGGATATACTGTAGAAAAAGTTATGCCTTCGCCTTTTAGATTAGAAGTCACAGCAGACATTTATAGTTCAAACACAGATCAAAAATTACAAATTATGGAACAAATATTATATTTGTTCAATCCTGATTTTGAAATACAAAAATCAGACAACTACATTGACTGGACCAGTCTAAGTTATGTTGAACTTACAGGCATTACTTTTAGTTCAAGATCAATACCTGTTGGTGCTGATACAGAAATTGATGTAGCCACAATGACATTCAGTATGCCAATATGGTTGTCACCTCCTGTAAAAGTTAAAAAACTAGGAGTAGTACAAAAAATTATTATGAGCATATACGACGACGATGGCGGTATTAACAAAGGACTAATAAGTGGTCCGTTGATATCACAAAGCTTTATTACACCAAACAATTTTGGACTTTTAGTTACAGGCGGTCAATTACGTTTATTAGGGACAACAGGAGTAAATGTTAAATCTGGAGGAGATGGATTTCAAACAGGTGCGAATGAACCTAATAATTTTGATCCGTTTGAAACATTTGGTCCACCAGTGAACTGGAAAATTTTACTAGACCAATATGGTAAAGTTGTAAATGGCACATCACAGATACGTTTAAACCAAGCAGATGGGAATCAAATTGTAGGAACAATATCAACAACCACTTTAGATGATACTATTTTACTTTTCAATATTGATACTGACACAATACCGGCTAACACATTAACATCAGTGAAAAAAATTATCAATCCTGCAACATTTGATCCTGGCTCGCCTGCTAATGGTGACAGATATTTGATAATCAATGACGTTGGAGATTCAACTGCCAACTTTACAAGTGATAACTGGGGGACTTTAGTTGCTGGTGTTGGAGACATAATTGAATATGTGGCCACCAACAGTCCACAAACAAGATGGCAAAAAAGATTTGATGCATCAAATCCTGACTCTACTCAACACTATGTTACCAACACACATACTGGTATACAATATAAGTTCAATGGTACAGAATGGGTAAAAAGTTACGAAGGTGTGTATACGCAAGGCAATTGGACTATAGTGTTAGACGGCGGTTTTGTTCAAGGTGATCCAGGCCAAGACGCAACTACACCTTGATTTAAATAAATTTAATTGTTATAATAAACTATGAAAGAAAATATTATTTGTTCGGGCGCCTTGTTCTATTCTACAAGCACAAAACGTTTTTTATTTTTGCAACGTACAGATGAAAAGACACGTGGCACATGGGGTCTTGTTGGAGGTATGGCACGTTTTTCTGAGTCGGCATTTGAAGGATTGAAGAGAGAAATTGAAGAAGAAGTTGGTGATACTCCAATGTTCAAAAAAGTAATACCTTTAGAACTGTTTACATCCAATGATCAAAAATTTTACTTTCATACGTATTTGATAGCTGTTGATAACGAATTTATTCCTCAACTAAACAAAGAGCATTCAGGCTATTGTTGGTGTGCGTTTGAGTGTTGGCCAAAAAATTTGCACGGTGGACTTAAAAATACTTTGAATAATAAAAGCATCAAAGGAAAATTACAAACAATTTTAGATTTAATTGTGTAATTATTCTGTAGGATACTCACCGTCAGTTTTACGTATCATGCGTAGGGCTTCTTCCATGAGAGTTTCACATTCTGCGTGTTTGCCTACCACACGTTTGCCCACTGCTTGGGCTTGTATGATTTTGCTTTGCTCGTACAACGGTGCATCTGAACGCTTTTCAATCATGTTTTGCCAGTGAATGATATCGTCAGTGCATGTTCCGTTGCCCTGTGAATGTCCAGCTTGTGCTGGTAAAGTCAGCATGGCCAATAGCACTAGTGCTAATAATGTTGCAATCAGTTTCATGCAATTATTTATGCAAAAAAAAGGCGACTCGAAAGCCGCCTTTTAATCTACTATAAAGTAAAAATATTTATTAGTTGTTTGTTCTTACTGCACAGTTTACCAAACCAATGCCTGAATCAGTTTTGTCTTCAAGTGCTCTTCCAATTACGTGGAAGGGACTTATTGATTCACCGATTGCTAATGCTCTTGCAGTTCCTTTTATAGAACTAGATACAAGTCTTGCACCTTTGGTTACTGAACCTGTTACTCTTACAGGTGTTCTTCCTGTCATAGCAACAAATGGGTGTGTGTCTTGGTTACCTGCACCAGCGTTCATTGCATATGCTGGTTGAGTTGATATAACACCAAATACATTGTCAGATAGTTCACTTGTTACTTCAGTGATTTCAGCTTCACCACCTACTGTGACTACTGCACCTTCAGACATAGGAGCGTCTGCTTCAAAACGCTCCGCAACGTCCGCGTATTGAGCCGTTGTTGCTGTTGCGTGTATCACATTACATCTTACGTCAACAAGATCTGTTTCTGTTCTTGTTGGTGTCTGTACAGTGTTGTCTGCGCCTGTTGATGCTCTAAATGCTGTCCAAGCACCACCTGCATTACCAAAAATTGATGTTCCGTCATCTGCAAATCCTTCATCCCAACACCAAAATAGGTCAGTTTCAGTTGCAGTAGATGTTGATCCTCTGTTAACTTTCAGTCCTGAATAATCTGGCATACCAGAGTTTGCTGATACATTTCTGTTAACAACAATTATATTGTCTTCAATTTCTAGTGTAGTTGTGTTTACAATTGTTTCAGTACCATCAACTGTTAAGTCTCCTGATACTCTCAAATTGTTAGTGACAATTACTTGACCAGTTGCTGTCAATGTCATATCACCTGACGAAGCAATAGTTAAGTTTGTACCATTTCCTTCTATCTTCTCACCGTCATCACCAAATGTCAAACCAATGTCTGCTGGAATGTTGACATCTCCCGATGCACAAGTTAAATTGATGTCCTCACCTGAATTAATTGTTAATGCTGTACCGTTTGACTCAATTTTTTCATTAGCATCCGTAAATTGTAAACCAACGTTAGTTGGTATAACAACATCTGTAGTTGCCGATAAGTTTAGAAGTCTGCTTGATGAAATTGTTAAATCTGTTCCATCACCTTCTATTTTTTCTCCGTCGTCTCCAAATGTGATTCCAATGTTTGCACCGACGTTAATATCACCATTTGAACCAACTGTGATTGTTAAGTCAGTATCGTCTGATTCAATCTTTTCGTGTGTTCCAAATGTTATTCCTACGTTTGCTGGCACTGCTACATCTGTGGTCGCTGTCAAGTTGATTAAACCACCTGAAGTTATAGTAAGGTCAGTGTCGTCACCCTCAATTTTTTCACCATCACCAAATGTTACTCCTATGTTTGCAGGGACCACTACGTCTGTTCCTGCTGTAAGGTTTATTGCACCTGATGCTGTGATTGTTGTTGTTGAGGCTGTTTGTGCTAGAACTGCACCGCCGTCTGCTGTGTTAGTAATTGTACCGTTTGAACCTGAGTCTGATACTGCTACACTCGTGTTCAATACAGTCAAACTTGTCTTATCGTCGACAAATTTTTTGTTGGCAAATTGTCCATCGGCGTTTGGCGCCGCTGTTGATCCGCCTGTAATGGTATTAGCGTTGGCCGAAATTACAATATCTCCAACTTCTAATCCATTGTTAACTCTAAAGTTACGTGTTGTCATGGTTCCATATCTCCCGCATGATTGTTATTGTGCTGTATTTATGTGTTTTTGGTAAGTTTATTCTGCTAAGGCGTTTATTCTGTATGCATTGACCACTGTAGATGCACCCGATGTTGATGCAATGTTCAATCCAACACTGTTGTCTTCATCAGCTAGATATGCCGCAGTAAATGTAAGTTGTGTTGTACCTTTAGTTGAAACAAATGGTCCTGCAGATACACCTGCTTCTCCTGGTGCACCAGTCATGTAAACTTCTTGTACACTGAACTCTCCTTCACTTGCATTTTTTCCAACAATGTAATATAGGGCTGCGTTTGCATCATCCATGTCAAAACTATCAAACGCTGTGGCACTAGAGCTTACTGTAGTCGCAGCGATTATTTTCTGATTTGTATTTGATACAGCAGTCATTGAATCTGATAAAAGTGTTTTATGTATTTTCAAAGACAAGTTTGGCGTCAACCCTGCGGCAGATAAAACTACATCTGATCCGCTTATTGCAGCCGTCAAAGTGATCATGTCATTGTTACCTGTATTAATTGTGCCATACTGAGCAATGAAAGCGTCAGTGCCATCATGTACTACAAGTGCTTCTGTCACACCAGTTTCTGTTTTTGCATCATCATCAATCAAAATAAAATATTTTGCAGCTCTAAATGATGCATGAGCAAAAGTATCAATGCTTTCTGATGCAGAATCAACATCTGTGTTAGCTGTTGTAATTGTGACACCGGACGTTGCGTTAGCTGTGTTAGCTCGAGATAGCGGTATTTTATAAAAACTAATTTTTGAATCAGCACTTGGAGCAGTAATTTTTACTCTCACCTGGTTACTACTGATATCTGCTGTTGTTGATGGTAGTGTGTTAGATGTCCCTGACGCACCTCCTCTAGGGCCGCCAATGAATGCATCTGTGTCATTATGACACACAGTAAACACAGAAGCACTTGAATGGTCATTAGTTAAATCATTTAGAGCGACAAAATAAAACGCTGCATCTGCTCCTGTAGCCTGAAAGAAGTCTACTGTTCTTGCTGATGTTCCTACTGATTTATTGTTTTTAATTACAGCTCTCGAGTCATCTGACACCGTAGCAGCCGCACTGCCAAATGATAAAGTACCAGCTCCGTCAGTTTTTAAAAACTCTCCTGAGGATCCATCAGACGTTGGCAGTTTGAATGCAGTTCCGCCTGAGGTAAGAATCAAATTTGAACCATCTGATGACACTGATTCATTAGCATCATGCAATTGTAAAGTGGGTGTACCACCAGAATCTTGCAAAAGTAATCCTGTATCATGCACGTGTGTAAGTGTAATTTCCGTGTCACTTCCAAACCCTAAAATAGCAGAGTCAGATAACAAAGTGAGATCATCACCTATTGTCATGTCTGTGGAAATGACAACTTTTCCTGTACCAGATGGCGTAATATTGATGTCTGCATTAGAACCATTTGAAGCAATATCATTGGCAGTTAAACTTGTTGCAGTTACGCTTCCAGCAAAAGTTCCAGCACCATCTACATCTAGTGTGGTACCATTTAACAATTTTAATTCATCACTGTTCAGTCTTGCTGCAATATTGTTTGATCCTGCTTTTTTTACATTAAATTCAACTGCACCATCTTCTGTACCATCAGATGCATCGATAATTTTTCCTGATATTGAAGCATACTGCACTTCTTGATCAGCATCATTTTCTCCTTTAAATTTAATTCTTCCTAGGTAGTCGGCATCTGCTGGACTTGAACTGTTTCTCTTGAAAGTAAAAACAGGAGCCGCTGAGTTGGAGTCCTCAGTGGTTGTTATTAAAAATGAATCGTCTGTTGTAGTGGTTGTAACGTTAACAGCACCACTAAATGATGTAGTTTGATCTGCGTTGAATGTTGCTGCTGTTGATCCACCTGTAGCCACTGTGATAACATCAGAACCTGAAAATGTAATAGATGTATTTGTATCGCCATCTCCAAATATTTGATCTGCCCCTATGTTGCCAACATTTGATAAGTTTGCATCACTGAAATCTAAGGCACCTGTAACAGTTAAACTGCCATCTACAATGACATTTTCATTAATATTAATTGTTGATGAATCATCAGAACTAATAGTGGTACCACTTAATCTTATTGATGATGCCACCACTCCACCAGTACCTCCTGGTGATAACACTAAATCTGAATTAGAACTTGTTGAAATTGTTTCGTCATTGATCGTAATATTATCTATGGTAACACTTCCTGTCATTGAAGCAGTATTAATTGTTGGATTTGTTAATGTTTTATTTGTTAAAGTATCTGACGTATCTGTTCCAACTAATGTTGTAGCCGCTGCTGGCAACACTACATCTACGTCTGCTGTGCTTGCCGCTCCAACAAGCGTAACTCCATTAGTTCCATTATCAGTTCCTTCTAAAAATTTTATTTTTCCACCTACTGTAGCACTAGAAGCTCCAATAACTAGGCTGTGTCCTGTGGCAGTGGTTGTTGTAGCGGCTACGGTTGTAATTCTATCTGTACCATCGACTTCAATTGTAATGTTACCTGTACCACTATCTACAACTGTGACATTGCTATTGCCTTGTGAGATACTTGTAGTGCTTACTGAACTTATTTCTGAATCAACATATGCTTTTATTGACTGTTGTGTAGCTAATGATGTTGCACTATCGCTTGACATGTTGTCTTCGTCAAGTATGGTTGTTACTGTGGATCCACTGGTACCAATTTTTAAATTTTCTAAAATGACTGTTCCTGTACCGCTTGCGTTAATTTGCAGGTCGTCATTGGATCTATTTGTTGAAATACTATTATCAGCTATGGTTAAATCGTTTAATATGATGCTTCCTGTTCCTGAAGTAGTTAAACTAAGGTCAGCATTTGAAGGAGCAACTAAATTTTGTATTGATAAGTCACCTTCGCCAGCGAACACTAAAGCGTTTCCTGCTTCGTTGACTTTGAGAACTTGTCCTGCAGATCCTATTGAACTTAATCCTGTACCACCATTGGCTACCCCAACAGTTTCTCCTGATTGGAATTCCGCCATTCCTGTGGCCACATTTGATGAGTTGAATACTACTCGTACCGGTGTCTTATCTGCCATATCGTTTTCGTTCTGTCCCCGGCCTTCTTGTAGTCACCGGATGGATATCCTATTAACAAGTGTATTTATTGTGTGTATTAAAATTGAAACAGTGTGATTCCTGCGGCATTATCCGATAAAGAATCACCATTTGATAGTGTAAATGTTTGTCCTGCATCGGTATATACTGGTACGGTTTCTACCGTTGCATTAAATTCTAAGGTTAAATCAGCTGTTTTTGCCAACAGTTGTGCATCCGTAAAAGTAGTGCTTCCGTCGCTTACAAAAATTCCTACGTTTTGTACTGGTCTGGCAGCAGTTCCTGAGGTTGCACCTAATAATGCAATAGGATTGTTTACAACTTTACTACCTGTTGGTAAGGTGGCACCAGTGGCAGCAATTGATATTGCTCCAGAACCGTCTGAGGAAATTGTGGCTCCTCCTAAGTCAATTGTTTCAGCTGCAACAAATAAAGTTTGCCATCTTTTTGTACTTGATCCAAGGGTAAACACCCCATCTTGACTAGGGATAAGATTACCTGAAATGGCTATGCCTTCACTACTATCTTCTGTGCTTAAAGTTGTTCCTTGAACTTGTATTCCTTCAATTACAACTGCGCCTGACCCGTTAGCAACTAATCTTAGGTTATCACTAGATCTATTTGTTGATATTTCATTATCAGCGATTGTTATGTCATTAAGTAGGATATTTCCTGTGCCTGCTGTAGTCAAACTAAGATCAGCATCACTAGGTGCTGTCAAAGTTGAGCCAACTGCACTAAGGTCTCCTAAACTAGAACTACTGCCACCGCCTCCTACTTCTATACCTCCCGCAGTTGTACCGTCACCTAGTCGTAGACTTCCTGTGTCAACGTCTACAGCTAGATATCCGTCTTCTAAAACGTGAGTTGATAGAGTATAATCCTTGTATGATCCAACTAATTTTCTAAATGGCATCTACGCTCCTGTGTTTTGACCAGATAGTGTTTTTAATCTCTGTATGAATTCACTTTCGTTTTGAGGTTGTTTGCCTTTCATTTCTTTTGGTACACCTGGTTGGTCACCATTTGTAGTTTCAGGCTGTTTTACTAGAGGCTCATCTACTCTAGCTTCTTGATCTGCCGCAGTGTCATCTGCGTCCTGTTGGATATTTTTAAATTGTCCTAAATCTTTACCAGCTTCTTGTTTTTTTAATTCAAGTTCTTGTTGTGGTGGATATACTGATGGAACCGTTGTTGGATCATCTGAAGCTACCTTTCCTGGATTGTCGCTGTTTCCTGTGTCTGATGTAGATTGATCTGTGGTGACACTTGCTTTATTTGAGCCAATTAATTGATTAAGTATTGCTTCGTCCTCTTTGTCTGGTACTGCTTTAATATTAATATCTATTTCTTTATATCTCATGTTACACCTCAATCAGCGTTCTTGAAAACTTGTAAGTTGTACTGTTATCAGAAATAGGTACTATCAATATTCTCACATTATTGTCGCTTATATCTGTACTAAATGTTGCCATACTTGTTCCTGTTGAACTGACTCCTGTGCTTTGAATATATGACGTTGTACCGTCGTGTGTTACGTATATCATTACAGTTTCAAATTTTCCTTCTGCTGAATCTGAAATACTAACTGTGTACACTCCACCTCTAAAAGTTGCTTTGGCAAAGCTGTCTAACTGTTGTTGTCCAGAAGATCCTGAGTGTGTTACAGTTCCTGATTCAATATGTGTATTAGACAGTTGTAGGTTACCACCTATTGAAACATCTTCTG